GTAGAGGCTGCTTGTATTATTAGTAATGCGTTAGGTGAAGCGGGTTACAAATATAACGAAGATTTCTTTTTTTCAACTTGTGGTTTAGACAAAGTTCAAATAATTTTTAAAAATGAAGAAGCGGGAACTTATGCTGCTATGAAGTTAAAATTTTTTCCAAAGGATGGTTTAGAAGTATGAAATGGTTTGATCGATGGTTCCTTAAACAAACAAAAAAGGCTTGGGATACAGCTAACCAAGAAAGTAACATACTGACCGTTGAAAGTAATAAATTACGCAATCCAGATAGAATTGATGCTAATGGTATCAATATGAAATTGCATGTTGCCAATGGTGGTTATATTTTAGAGTTTCAACGATATGATGATCGTAAAGATCGTTATATGAATGAACTGCATGTTATCAACGAGGGTGAAAATTTCGGTGAACGATTAAGTGAAATCATTACTCTATATGTGATAAGTAATAGGTGAGCAGCACTCAATACGAATATGATTTTGAGTATGATACAGGACGGGCTATTCCACGGGATAGTGTAGGTTGGCAAAACTTTGCTAATGCTCGCAAACAAGGTTTGTTAGTTTGGGTCGACAACGCACTTCCAGATTGTGACGATAGTTTATTTTTTAACATTCCTTATGCAAAACAAAAAACACTTCAAAAACAACACCCATCGCTTGAAGAAGCATGGAAAATTTACATAACATTATTGCAGGTCGCAAATGGATAGCCAAGAAGAATTTGATCTAACAGAAGAAGAAATAGAATATTTGATCTTGAAATATATTCAACAAGAAACTCAAAATGGTAAAAATTATGTTGAAGCACGTGAATTATATGAGTATCTTGGAACAGAAATGCCAGAAGGCATGGAAGATGAGAAAATTGTCCTAAAATCCAGTGCAAAACGCTATATTGCAGATTTTGAAGCAAAATACCGTCCATACTTAAATTAACTCTTGACAAACCCCATAAATATGTTATATTGGTTATAGTTCATTGGAGAACCCAAATGCGTAAGACATTAGCTATCCTACTCGCAGCTACTACATTAATTTCTGCAACGTCAGCAAATGCACAATGGCGTGATCGTCGTTATGAAGGTCCACGTCCTGGCTATCATAGTGGCGGTGGTGGTAATTGGGTTGCACCACTTATTGGTGGTCTTATTATCGGTGGAATTGTTGGCGGTGCTATTGCAAATCAGCCTCGTTATGATGATGAAAATTATTATCACACAGAGTGTCGCCGTGAGCAAGTTTTTGACCGCTATGGTAATTTTCTTGGTGTGGAACGCCACTGTTATCGTGTGCCAAACCAATAAGGTGAAACATGGGAATATTCGACAAACTATTTGGTAAATCAAATAATGAAATTAACAAAACCGCTGACGCCTCTTCTGTAATTACAGAAAGCGCACCATCAGCCGTTACTAAAACTAGCAGTGAACCAAAACCTAAAAAAACTCGCAATCCACGAGTTAAAAAAGAAGAACCTAAAAAAGTAGAACCACGTGTTACTGTGCTTGGATTTGACTTTGATCCACAAAATCCAAGCATGGGTAGCATGGAGTTAGATTGGAACGCAGAATTTATTGAAATGTTGCGTTCTGCTGGCTACCGTGGTGTTAATCCCGAAGACCTTGTAGATGCATGGCTTAATGATGTGGCACGTAATATCATACGAACCAATGAGCAAAATCCACCTAATTTGGATAATACCCGTTATGTCACTAGAACCGATATCGGTAATGGTTTAAGTGAATTTAAATAACCCTTGACAAAATAAACTCCAGATATTATATTGGTATTATGAAATATCTTCTCGTTGATACAGCTAATCTGTTCTCACGTGCCCGTCACTCCACAAATCGTGGAACGGATACTTGGCAGAAAATTGGGCTTGCACTGCATATTACCTTTAACGTTATTCAAAAGGTAAATCGGTTGCATAAGCCTGACCATGTTATTTTTGCCCTTGAAAGCCGTAGTTGGCGCAAGGATCACAAAGGCACTTATAAAGCAAATCGTGCGGTTATTAAAAGTAAAATGACTGCACGTGAAGCAGAAGAAGATGCAGAGTTTTGGAAAGCCTATGAGGACTTTACTAATTGGGTTAATGACAAAACAAATTGCAGTGTAATCAAGGTTGCACGTGCAGAAGCCGATGATATTATTGCTCGTTGGATTGCACTTCATCCACAAGATGAACATATTATACTAAGCAATGACAGTGACTTCCACCAACTGCTTGCTGAAAATGTCAGCATTTACAATGGGTTGACAAATCAACATATTACTTTGCAAGGTTATTTTGACGATAACGGGAAAGTAGTTGTTGATAGTAAAACTAAAGCACCCAAAACAGTTGGTGACCATAAGTTTGTACTATTTGAAAAATGCATGCGTGGTGATCCAACTGATAATATTATGACTGCTTATCCTGGTGTTCGCACTAAAGGCAGCACCAAAAAAGTTGGTCTTGTAGAAGCCTTTGCCGACCGTGAAAAACGTGGTTGGGCATGGAATAACATGATGCTACAGCGTTGGGTAGATCATGAAGGCGTAGAACACCGTGTGCTTGATCGGTATGAAGAAAACCGTATCCTTGTAGATTTGACTGCACAACCACAAGAAATACGTGATGCTATTGATGCTGCACTGTTACAAGTTCAGCCCAAGAGCAATCGTCAAATTGGCAGTCAACTAATCAAGTTCTGCAGTAAATGGGAACTTGTAAAACTTTCTGAAAATGTTCAACCCATTGCCGATATTTTGGCTAAACCTCTTATGGAGACTTCTTATGGATAAATTTTTAAAAATTTTTGATGTTGTTATACCTTGGATGATGCTTGTAGCTTTTGGAATTTTAACTGTAAATTCATTTTTTACTGATTACAAAGAAACTGGAATTTATATTGCTGCTACGCTTGGATGGATTTCATATTTGGAAATGCGTAGCAAATATGATAAACTTTCGAATACTGTCATAAGGATTACAGAAAATGAGTCTCAAAGCTAAAAACATCGTAGAAAATCGTTTTTGGATTATTGAAAATGATCGTGGCGAGCGCATTGGAAACATTGCGCAAACAACAAGTGGTGTTCGCTGCACTATGGAAGATAGTGTAGAAATTTTTCCAGACATGCAACAAATGATTGCTGAAAAGGGAATTACGTTTGTTCGTCGTAGTCGTGAAGCAAAAACTACTGTAGAAAACATGGTTTATGACTTTCCCACAAACCATACGCCACACAATATCTTATGGAATGTAAAACTTAAACTTCCTATCTATACTAAAAACAGCAAAAGTAGTTCATACTTTTGTGCTGGATATTATATCATAAAATATAACAAAGTGTATGTCCCAGAATTTACACCAAAACTTATTACATTACAACGATATGAGTATGAGGGTCCATTCAAGACTAAACTCGAACAACAAGAACGTTTAAGGATTTGCAATAGTGAGACCGCCTAATACCCATTATATTCGTGAATTTAATAATCGTGTTACTATGGCTGTTGGTAAACAAGTTATTGATAATGATGAATTGCGAAAAGTGCAAAGTGAACTCGTAGATTTGCTCGGTTATGTTTTGCAACTTGAAAGTAAAGTTGCTGAATTAGAAGAAAATCTATTAAACAGTAATGTTATTCAAGTAGAAATGGTAGGGAAAGATTTTTAAGATCGATTCGAACCGATAAATATACTGTAAGATTATCAACTATGTCAAGACCGAAGCCTCAAGTACTGCTTGAAATTACAAATAAGCAAACATATAAGTCAGAGCAAGTTCTGGCTAGTGAAGGCATTTGGGCAATTTTCTTGGATAATAAACCAGTAAATCTTAAAACTACCAGTATGTTAGCACAATATAGCGGACCAAAGTATAAGAAGTCTAGTTTTTCAAATCCTGGTCATGCAATCAATTTATGTAAAAAGTTAAATGCACAATTCAAGACAAACCGTTTTAGTGTTGTGCTATTGAACAGTGGTGCTGCTGTTTATCCCACAAAATGATAGATAAATCAAAAACTGATTGGACACACGAATTATACCACTTTGCTCACGGTGCAGACGCGCCTATACCAAATCCTAATTTAAAAAACATCTATGTTCTATATTGGTATCATAATAATAAAAACTTTGGGTTTA